TACTTTCCATATTCCGCGATAGGGTTTCACCGGCTTCAATGCATCGGCCAGTGCCCAATCCAGGTAATCGTCCGGCGTAGGATCATCAATTCCAATAGCCGGGGAATGCGTGTTGTATGATCCGTCAATCGACAGCGTACCCCCTGAGTCCAGCACCATCGCGAAGTTCATGCCCCCATTATCAATCAAATACCAGTACCAATCAGCAGACTCAGAACCAGCCCCTACCGATGAGCATTCGACAAACGTCCGGGCATAGTGCACCTGTGCATCTGCATCGTCCTGTCCATAAATATCATGTTCCCAGATATTATCGTTTGCTGCCTGGTCATCTCCGGCGTGAATGGTTATCCAATTAACCCCCATGGTACCAGCATTAGTGTCAGTCCACCGCTGTGTATTCCCGTTTGATGTATTGATATCCACACCATAACTCGCTGTACACCCCACCCCGATATTTCCCGTCACTTCGAGCGATCCTGTTATATCAACATCCCCACCCACATTCAGATCATCCGCCAGCGTCACCAGCGCGTTCTCGTCGATCTCCATCGCCGTCGTCCAGGAGATCACACTGTCGGCGGTGCCGTAACCGGCGACGAGAAACTGATGGATTCCCCCGGACTGTTTATACGCCGAGGCCTCGTCCGCATCCTGGCGCTTGAACGACGGCCCGCTGGCGAGATATGCATTCTGCATGTACATCGTCAGCTTGCCGGCGCCGGCGGCGTCGCTGGAAACGATAGCGGAATTGCCGCCGATCTCAATCACATCGTACGCGCTGTCCCAACTTTCGCCCGGCGCGTTTGCCCCGAACTGTATCAGCTTGCCGGAAACGGTAAACCCGGCGAACTGAACCGTATCGGTAGTCGATACGCCCTGGTCGAGCGCACCGAGGTATCCCCACTGTGCCGACGACACGGTAACCGCTCCGATGTTTTCGAGCTGCTGTATCTCGGCGGTAACCAGGTTTTTCAGCTCGTCCGGGAACCCGTCCACGTCGGATTTCAGCGCGGACACGTCCACGCCGTCCACGTTACCCACGTTGGTTACCTGGTTGCCGCCCATGTCCAGATTACCGGCCAGCGCACGAGCGCCGGAGGCCAAGAGATACTGTGTGTGATCGTCGTCGCCCAAGCCGCCGATAGCTCCGTGGTCCACCGTGGAGCCGAACGTTACCCACGCAGTGCCGTTATACACATACTGCCGGTCTTCATCCTCCACGCGAGAGCACGCTCCTTCGTTCGGCACGGTTTCGTCCCAGCTCGCGCCGTTGTACTCGTAGATGTAGTCCGCGGTCCACCCGTTGGCCGTGGCGGTGGCAATGTATCTATCGCCGGTACCCGGTCCGCCGGGGAGCCCGCCGGAGGGATCGTACCGATCGAGTACGGATTCCTGCCAGTCGAGGCCCTGCAGGAGGGAGTCCACGTAATCCTTGGTCGCCGCGTCGCTGCCGTCCACCGGCGTGGCCAGGTTGGTGATTTTGTTGGACCCCATACTCTGGTTACCGGCAAACGCGCGGCCGCCGGCTGCCAGGATGTACTGCGTGTGATCGTCGTCGGCCAGACCCAGCAGCGCACCATGGTCGAGCCCGGACGCCGTGCCGGTAATCGTACCGTCCACCACCAGGTCGCCGGTGAGGTGCATGTCGTTATGGTCCACGTCAGCGCCAACGTCCAAGGCCTGGTCCAGCCCGCCCAGGTATCCCCACTGCGCGCCGGAGATAGTGGTGGTGTCGATATTGAGGAGCTGATCCACCTCGGCCGCCGTCAGGTTCGCCAGGTCGGCGTCCAGGTCCGTCACCTCGCTTACCGTGTGCGTGTGGGCCTGGCCCGTGCCCCACCCGTAGAATCTGTTTTCACCTGCCATGTATCACCCCGCTTGTCTGGCTCCGTAAAAAGAAATATCGATTGCATTGCGCAGCTCCGCCGCGGCCTCGCCGCCGGCGGGGAACTGCCGATGTATCCACAGCCCGTAATTCTTCGCCGGCGATATAACGGGGATGGAAAGCCCCGTACTCTCCGTAATGCCCGTGCTCCACGATACGCCGCCGGGCGCGGTATCCTCGTCGGCAATCGTCTGGATCTTCCCGGCCGCGTCCGGCGCCTCGAGGGCGATCCGGATGCCCGGTACCGCGTCCACCGTATCCGTTGCAGCGCCCGCCGCCGGCGACGTGCCCAGCAGCCCCCGGTGAGCGGCGTCGGATATCGTCAGCACGGTAGCGGTGCGCTCCGAGTAGTACACGATTTCCCGCAGCGTGCCGGTGTTGTCGCACACCCGGCAGAAGCCCACGTCCGGCCAGTCGGCGAAGCTGCCCGTGGTGGTGATGGTGCCCGTACCCGCCGCGCCGAGCTGGCCGCCGTCGGACACGCGCTGCGTGCCCAGCGTGGCTATCCACAGCGCCACGTTGATAACGCCCTCTATGCCGTGCGCCCGCAGCATCACCCCGCGATACTTGTCCGCACCGGCAACGCGCTCCGTGTTGCTGAGATCCGGCCCGGCGAACACTGCGCCGACGTGCTCGACGAACGTAAGCGACATACTGCCGTACAGGGTAAGGCCTCCGGTGCGCGACACTCGTATGGCCTCGTCCGGATCGGCCGGCTCCAGGAGCTTGGTTTCCCCGTCGGCGATCGTGTAGGCGGCACTCTGCACGCCTCCCGGCGGCGTGTAGTACACGTGCCCGGAGAGATCCCCGCGGAGGTATCCCACGCCCTCGCCGATAGCCGGCAACGCGCGCTCGATAACCAGCGGCGCTATCGGGTCCGCCACGCGCACGCCCAGCGTAGCCGCCTCCGTAAGCGAGCGATACTCCCCCAGGCTGTGCCCCGGGTCCGGCTGCGATCCGCCGTCGTGTCCGGCACCCGTGAGGTATATGCCCAGGCTGTCCGCGTTGCGTTTTTCGTCCGCCATCATGCCACCACGATATCTATTTCGCTGTTCGGTTTGTCGTACGTCATTGTCACCTCCGGCGGATCCGGATTACGCACTATGCGTCCGCTTACCTCCACCGGATACGACGAGTTATCCTTCGCGCTCACCGCGTATACCGCCCAGTCGGCGATCGACAGATCGTCCACCACGTCGGTAACGTGCTCGTAATATCCGCGGCCGCTTTCGAGCACTGTGGCGCGGTGCACCCACGCGGTATCCTCGTACCGGTACAGCAGGTACGCGGCGGCGCCTTCCACGCCGCGCCATTGCAGCGCCAGGCGCGGCGGATATTTCAGCATCTCCGGCGGGTCCGTATCGGACGCGTCCAGCACCTCTATCACCGGAGGTTCGCTCGACGCGTCCGACGCGGCGATAGTGTATTCCGTGTCCGTTACGGTCTCGCGCAGCTCGCCGCGGTAGTACACCCGGTACGGGCTCGTGGTGGCCGTCCAGGTGTAGCGCCACCGCGTGCCCCCTATCTGTTCGATGCCGTCAAAGGCTATCGACATGCCGCCCTCCGCGTTCGTCGCCGTCTTCCAGGAGATAATGCGGCCCGTCGTCAACCTGCAGCCGGTCGACCAGGTCCTGCGGACGGTTCAATTCCTCGATCATCTTCATACGCATCGCCGGCGGCAGCGCCAGCAGCATTTCCAGCGTTTCCATGGAGTATGCGTCCCCGGCGATCTTCTCCAACCCTGCGCGCACCCGTATCCGGTCCGCCCACAGTTGCCGTTCCAGCGCGGCGCGGCGCGGCTCCGGGAGATCCCCGAGCTGTTCCTTGAATCGACGGCACTGCCACAAAAAACGGTCCAGCTCGCGCCACGTGTCTTTCCGGCGTGCGCGCAGGTCTTCCTCGCGCGCACGCAGCATGCGCAGCTTCAGGTTCCGCCGCCGGCGCGCCCGGGCCGTGAAACACCAGCGGCTCCGGAGGTCCTCCGCATCGCACTGCAGCTCCGCCTGCTCGTATTCAACGCTCTCCAGCGCACGCATGCGCTTGTGCAATTCCCGTAAGGCCTGCTTGTACTGGCCGTACAGCGTGCGGCCGCCCGCCCGGCTCGTGATGAAGTAATCCATCTGAAAATCAGAATGGCACCGGCGGTTGTCGGCCATCAGCACGTCAAGGGTGATGTACTGTTCCATGGGTTCCTCCCTACGCTGCCGCCGAACCGTGCCGCATGCGCGAGTCATATCCGTCGCGACTGTCCCAGGTATCCGTACTCGGCAGATACGCATCACACTCCCCGTGCTTCGGCCCGCTGTACGTCCACCCCCCGTGCACCACGCCGCGCCCCTTTACCGTGGAGGCGGCCGCGTCGTACTTCCGGAAGGTCATCGCATGCTTTGCCGTCCAACCGTCCGACGCCGGATCGTACTCGTCGCAGTCGTCGAAGTCCGACCAGCTCCCGTTCGAGCCGAAGCCGCCGTATACGTAGGCCTTGTCTCGTATCGCCGACCCACACACGGAATCGCGCGCGGCCAGCATATCGTGCATCGCCGCCCACGAATCCCCCAGCGGCGTGTACCGGTCGCAGGCGGCCACACATGCCGCCTTGCGCGTCGGCAAGGCCTGCCCGTAGATGTACAGCGTATTGCCCCCGTAGATATACAGCTCCCCATCGAGGGACGCCGCCGCCAAACACGAACGCGCCGGTGCGGGAGCCTCCGTAATCCCGCCGTCCCAGGAATCCGTCGCCGGATCGTACGCGTCCGTGTCGCGCACCGTATCGCTCCACCCCGGCCGCTCTCCGCACGACACGTACAGGTCCCCGGAGATCTCCGCCGCGGCCGAGCGCCGCACCACCCCACCCGCGCGGGCGGTGCGCGCCGTCCAATCATCCGCCGCCGGATCGTACTCGTCCAGATATCCGCGATAATCGTTCTCCGCGTACGCCTTCGTGCCCACCCCGACAGCCGCGCCCCACTCCCAATCCTGCAGCATATCGTGCACCACCGCCCAGGAGTCTGCCGTATACGAGTACTTCTCCGTCCGGTCCGCCATCGCACCGCTCAGGTCGCCAATCGAAAACAGCCCGCCGCCGGCCTGGCCGCGCACCTGCAGACCGGAATTGACGAACGCCTGAAGGCCGGAATTATCGCGTACCTGCAGCGCGCACATTTACGATTCCTTTCCCCAGTAGCGGCCGGCGGTATTCAGGTCCTGCCATTCAATCAAAAAACGCTGGCAGATCCACACGCATTCCGCGTCCACAATCGTTTCGTACAGCGTGGTCGGCCAGGCCGGTTCCGTAGACCCGGACGTACCGAGCACCTTTTCGCCGTTCACCATTTTGGTGCGCACGTCCACGCACTGGTAGAACAGGTTTTCGTTCGGCGCCGCCGCCGGCGACGTCGGCTGTACCCGAGCACCCACCGCGTAGCGCGTATCCGCCTGCCAGGTGGCCGACGTCACGTACGAAACCGGCATTACCACCAACGCCGGGATCTGTACTGCCAGAATAATCTCCCCGCGGCCGGCGTTGTTCACATCGGTGACGTAATCCCCCGTGGGCACCTGGTATTCCGTATCCGCGCCATCGTCCGCCTCGCGACGGCGGTACGTATCGTACGTATGCGTTATCGTCTGCACCGGATTCGCGCCCTGGTCGAAGTCCATTTCGACACCATCCAGCGGCGTTTTGCGCTGCAGGTACGGCTTCGCGACCGGGATGTCGACAGAATCAATAGAATCGTCCGCCGGATAGTACACACGGCACACCAGGTAATCGTCCTCCACATCGCGCACGGCGAACGGCTGGATGATGGCGCCGAGGCCGCGAGGAGCGGACCCCACCGGCATGATCGTCGTCCGCCGCCCCGTGCCTACGGCCGCCACGGACGGACCGTACAGCACATCACCGCCCGCCGCCGGCGGCGGCACACGCTGTTCGAGATCGTTCAGCCGGTTCGCGGTCAGCGGAGCACCCCGGCGCCATCTGTCAACGAGGATCTTCCCCATTTCAGGCCTCCGGCCCGACGTACTTCAGGAGATCGTTAAATTCCGCCGGCCGATCGAACTCCACCGTTTTCATCGCCACGCCGTAGTTCACGCCCTCGTTTACGTCCTTCGGCGGCCGGCCCGTTACCGGATCAACAAATACCGCCGTCGGGTCCCATCCTTCAGGCCTATGCCGGAAGAGCAATTCGAACTTGTACGTGATCGGTGTGGAATCGATATCAAAAGGAAAATACCCAACGTCGACAATCTTCCACGTTCGCGGGCCACCCTCGAACCAGCTCGTATAATTCACGCGGCCGCGCATCAATTTCACAAACTTTTCCGGCCAATCCTGGCGTATCAACCCGACAAGCCGTATCTCCCCGCGATCCATATCCACGTCGATCTCCGCCGCCTGCGTCACTGTCTTCCCTGCCTGGCCCGGGCTTTCCTTCGACGCCGCCGGATAGGTGTACGTAACGGACAAGATATCATCGCCCTCGTTCGCCGGCGTTTCCTCGCCGGTGATATACGTGTACTTCGATTTATTCGTGCGCAATCGCTCCAGGGTCGACCGATGTTCATAATACGCCGTTCGCGACGTCAGTCCCTCGTCCCCCCCGATAATCAGCTGCCCCTCGTATTGTGAAAAATGCACGTACGAAAGCGTTACGTACGCCTTGGTATTGTCGCGCGGGTGAACGGCCGGATCTCTGTTCGACAACTTCAGGTTCGGATAATCCTCCGGCGTGCTGCCGTACGTATATCCCTGCGTATCCAAATACGCCAGCGCGCTGGCGATAATCCCCACGTCCATATCCGTTAACCCGATCACCAGCGCCCGCCGCGTAAGCGCCGTTACCACGCCCAAATGCTCCTGCGCAGTCAGGTCCTCGATCAAATCGATTTTCGCGGAAACCGCCATGCTACGCCTCCGGGCTCGGAGTCAGTTCGTACTCAAAAATGAGCTTCTTCACGTTGTCCGCGGCTATCTCGAACTGCACGATAACGTACACCGTACCGCGAAACGCGTTGTCCTCCCTGGTGAACACCACCGACGCATTGTAATTCTTGCTGTCGTACGGGCACGTGAAATCATCGTCGGCCTTGGTGAATACGTAGTCCGTGCTCGCGTCCAGGCGGCGCTTCGCCCACAAAGATATCGTAGCGCCGGATATGTTGACGGTGCGCATAACGGTGATAACCGTGTCCTGCGCCGGGTACGTATCGCCGCTGCCGCTGTCCGTCAGCTCCACGCTCGATCCGCTCACCGTACCCACCGTCACGTTCTCGCGCAGGCCTCCGTCCCACGTGACGATAACGGTATCGCCCGTTTCTATTCCGTGATCGGCGGCCAGCGTTGCCGTTCCCTCCGTATCGCCCGTGCGCGTGGTGAGCGGGCCGGAACCCTTTTTGTCGGTTACAGTCATCACGCGCGTCTGAGCCTCACCCTGTATCCCGGTAACCTTGAGCATCATGCCACCTCTACAATCGCTTCTATAGGATCGCTGGAAACCTCCAGCATCATCTCCGAGCGCACGGAGAATACCGCGCTGCCCGTTTTCTCCGTTCCGCCCGATCCGTACCCCTCGTTCAACTCCACCTTGTTTTCCGGCGGCAACACCACGTCGCCCTCCTCCGCGGCCTCGTCGCCGAAGGTCACGCCGTCCCGCACATCGGTGGTTGCCGCCGGAACGTACTCGCCGACGTCCGGGTCCGCGTCCCAACCGAAGGCCGTTACGCTGGTGAGCACCTTGCCGTCGTCGGGGAGGGTGATGGCGACCTGATCGATGCCGGGGGTACCCTCGTAGTCGATCGTCTCCGTCAAGAGCCCAACCTTCGACAAACCGGCTCCGCGCAGATTCGGATTCGTTATGCGATAATCGAAATTGTCCGCGTCCTTGAACATCGGATTGATTTGCGTGTACCCAAGGATCTTACTGTCAGCGTTCGACAGGGTGTCGCAATTCCAGAAGTTTATGTTCGCCGCGAACGACTCCAAGGTGTCGACAGGAGAATCCGAGAAATTTATGGCACGCTGCCCGCTTGCAACGTTGACAATAATGATGTTCATCGCGTTTTGGCCGCCCTGCAGGTAGAGCTGCGTACCGTTACCCGCAGCATCAATGATGCTATTCATCAGCAGTCTCGGGTATCCGACCGCGATGTTGGTGCCCTTGAATATGCACCCGAAAATCGAATCCGAGCCGGCGCTCCCGTTGCCGTTGTTCACCTTGCATCCGATCAGCGCCCCCGATCCTCCGGTGTACTGGATCGTGTCAAACTCACACCGAAAAATCGAGCCGTACCGATAGGCGGCATATCCTGTACAATCGTGCAGCCTGCAATTGTAGAGGCTGAATACGTTGTTCGTACTGATAAGTCTGTTCGCGGTTCCGTTCCCATCGAGATCGAAGTTTCTAAATCCGCGATACGGAACGCTCGGGAGCGTCAACAAATGATTGCCGGGGGTGCCGTTAAACTTCAAATAACACAAACCCCCATCTCCCGGAGTCGTAGTGTATCCTCTCCATTCAATCCAGTTGTGGTTCGTGCCGGCTTGCGCAAATGTTTGGGCGGAAAGGCTTAGAACAGACGAACCCTTTATGTATACGATATCCCCAGGAACCACCACGCCGGCATCGTCGGCCGCCTTCGCTTCCGCCCACGTCCAAGGGCTTCCGATCGATCCATCTCCTCCTCCGGGAGCATCGGTGTCTGCGTAGTAATAAGCCGTGGCCACTATTCCACCCCTCGGACAGCTTCTTCAATCGAACCGTATGCGTTCACCAGATGCATCCCCGCTACTCTCGGATCGATAAGATCCACTTTTAACTCCGGCCCGCTCTCCACTGTCGCTCCCCGTTCCCCGAGGAGCGCAATGAAATAGTCTGCATAGGTCTTTGAATGGAACGATCGGCTTGTCGATTTCGGCTTTCCATTAAACGTGCACACCCGATACGTCACCACATATCGTCCCCCGAGATTTAGCACATTGTCGGGCTCTGCAAAATTGATGATGTCGGCCCACGCTTCCTTCTTCGCCTTCTCATCCTTGCCGTTAAGAATCAGCACCATGCCTTTCGGCAGCTGTATGTCTCGTGGATCCATTGTCCCCCCTATCCCACCACCGGGGCGCCGCCGAGTTTATGTTCGATGCGCGCCAGGAGTTGGTTGGTGGTGTCGAGCTGCGCGGTGCGCGTATTGATGATCTTCGCGGCGCCGTTATGCGGCGTAATGCCCATGAGACTGCGGTTGATAATCATGGCGGTCTGGGTTTTCCCGGCGGGCGATCCTCCGCCCGACAGATTAACACCCGCGCCGGCGGCCGCGGCCTGGCCGGTAGTCGCCTTCGCCGCGGCTTCGGCTTTCTTGTTTGCTTTCTTGATGTAGTCGTCCACGGCTGCCGCGTTTTTCGATCCGATACGATCCCAAGCCTCTTTCGCCTTCGCGCCGGCGTGCTCGGCGTACTTGTCCATCAGTTCCGCGTCCGATCCGTATACGGCGGATTTCAGCCGGCCCAGCGGGGTGTATTTCTCCCACCATGAATACCCCTGGGCGAATCCCTGCTTCACGCGGTTGCCGATGCTGCCGAGAAAATCCATGCCGTCCTTGACCTTCGTTACCACATCGAGAAGCCCGCCGAACGCGGCACTCACCTTGCCGACGGCGCCTTCGCCCTCGGTACCAAACCGAATCAGCCGTTCGGCGACGTCGGTGATGATGGGGGAGACTGCCGTTGCGAGTACGTTACCGACGCCCACGCTTACCTGACCGAGCCGATGAAGGGAATCGTTCGCTTGCTCGACTTTCCCGGCATCGATCCGGTTGAAGGTAATGCCGAGATTGTCAGCGTCGGTCTGATACTGCTGCAGGGCTCGGCTGCCGCCGGACAGCATGTTAATCAGGGCGAGCCCGGCTCGCCCGAACATCTTCTGCGCGACGAACGCCCGGGTGGAGGTGTCTTCCACGCGAGAAATGGCGTCGGCTATCGCGTAGAACTTCTGATCGGTGGAGAGCCCCTTCAGGCTGTCCGCGCTTATCCCGAGCGCGTCGAGCGCGTACTTCGCTTCGCCGATACCCTGTGCGGCTTCGCCGAGACCCTTCTCCATGTATTGCAGGCCCTTGTTAAGGGTTTCCGTTCCCGCGCCTGTTATTTCCGCCGCGTACTGCAGCCCGGTGAGCCGCTCGGTAGCGATATCGAGGCGATCGCTGAGTTTCGCTGTATTGTCGATGCTTTTCATGCTGCTGCGCGTCAGCATGGCCAGCCCCACGGCTGCGCCGGCGCCGGCGGCGGCAAACACGGCGGGCAGTCGACGAAGCTGCCGCATGGCGCTGCCGCGCACGAACCGGTCGATGGACTTGCGTCCCTTCGCCATGCCCGCCTCGAATTTCGCGGCGTTGGCCGTCAGCGTTACCGCAATCCTGCCGATGGTCGACATATTATGTCTTCGCCTCCTTTTTCTTCTCCGCGGCCCGTATGGCCGCCTCGACAACCGCTTTCATTACGGCTACCGGTTTCCGCGGCCGCTCCCAGCCACCATTATCGTCGCCCACGGTCGTGCCGACGTCCTCGTATGACACCGGCATAAAATCCCGGGGACGGAACGTCTCGCCGCTCGTCCCCACCAGCGCAGATATCAGATGCGCCGTCTGCACGCCGCTGCGCAGATCCGCATGCGCGGCGCCGAACGGCTCGAGCCGATCGTACGCCATGTACTCCGCGAACTCGCGGGACGATACCCGCTCCTGTAACTCGGCGACCGGAATGCCCAGCGCTATGCTGAGGCGGAACCAGAATCGGCGTTCCGGCCGCTCCCTGAGTTTTTTACCAGGTCCTCGATATCCGCCTGGTACAGCCCGTTCATCCGGCACGCGACGTCGAATACGCGATCGAGCGCCGCGCCGTTTTTCTCTCCCAGCGCCTCCACCTGCTCCTCGGTAAACAGCGCCTTGCCCTTCGAATCGGCCAGGGTAAGCGCCGCCACGCGGGCGCGGAAGTTGTTCAGCCGATCCACGGCGGCCTCTTCCGTATCGTCGGCGCAGGCACACTGACGATTGCGCCACTGCTGCCGCGCCTCGAACTCGTCGCGCTCCGTACCGGAGATCTGCCGCACGAATACCTGGCCGCCCCATTCGGGGACGTCCACCAGCACCACGCCCAGATCCTGCATGTTGAGGATCTCGGCGGCGCCGAGCACCATGGTATCGTCGGTGCTCTCGTCGAGGCCCTCGGCAGGTTCCGGCGGCGCCTCCATTACGCACTTGCCCGTTTCGGATGCCATGCGGTCGCCCCCCCCCTTACGACTGCGCCGCACTTACCGCACCGGCAACGGCCAGCGTGGCGGTGGCGGTCATGCGTTCGCGGCTCGCCGCGCGCGGGGTGAAGTTCGTCATGAACCCGTTAAACGAGGTCTTGTGACCCGTGCCCGTACCGGCCCAGTCGATGGTAATGGCTTCCGTCGCCCCGTCTATCGGGGGATCGTCGCTGCCGAGATACTGCACCGTGATATTCACGTCGCCGCCGTCCACGATCGCCGCCTCCAGGTACTCCACCGTCTCGGAGTCCATGGTGGTGCAGTCGATCTTCACCCTGCTCTGGCCCGGCCCTTCCACGTCGATCAGCTTCGCGGCGAACCCGCTGGTGCCGAACGTAATGGTGGTGCCGTGGCCGTCCTTCGCCGTTATCGCCATACGTTACCTCCTTTCGTTAACTGAACACGGGTACCGACTGCTGGTACCCGATCTGCATTTCTTGAATCATCATGTACGTGCCCGCCGCGCCGGCGTCGCGCGGCGGTGCGTAATTCCTGCGGGTGCGCTCGATGGTAATCACCTCTATGGCCAGGGTTTCCGCGCCCACCGTTACCACGCCGGAATAGCCGTCGAGGGCCTCGCGAATGGCCTCGCTGATGGCACGCGCCTCCGTGGCATTCATCGACACGGATGTATACCGCAGCACGGCATACGCCAGGCCCGACGACGCGGCGATGTGATGCTCGGCCGCGTCGGCAATAATCTCGTACACGGCGTACGGCCGGAACTTCGACGGGTCGGCGTCCACGATGTTTTGCGGCGCGGCGTCCGGGTAAATGTTCCCGGCCAGTTCCGCCGCAACGTCCGTGTCCGATATTAGAATCTGGCGCACGGCGGTTTCCACGGTAATCATGGAGCTCCCCCCTGGTTCATCATCGAGACGAACAACCAGGCCGCTCCGGCGGCGCCGGCGGCGGCGAGGATCAAGGTTACAACGATATGCGCGATCCCGCCATACCAGGCGCCGGCCCGTGCGTTGGCTTCCGCCGTTTTCGCTATGCGGCGGTCCTCGTTGTGTTCCTTCAGGTGGCCGGCCAGCTCGATACACGGCCGTTCCGGCGCCTGGAACGCGCGATGGCGGTCCTCAAGCACGGCAACGGTTTTTCCGAGATCCGACACCGACCCGGAAAGGATCTCCACGGACCGCTGTAGCGACGTCACGCTGGTGCGCTGGCTGGATACCACCACGGTAAGCTCCGTGATGTCCTTGCGCAGTCCCTGGATCTCCTCCGGCCGGATGGTCATGTCTTACTTCCCGTCCGCGGGGGCGGATGCCTTGCGCTTTTCGATCATCGCGGCGCGCTTCGCCAGGAGATCAGTCGTGTACTGCTTGCCGATCGCCTCGAGGGCCTTTTCGTCCAGATCGCACAGCGGTATGCCGGCTCCCTGTTCGCGGCCGATGCAGCTGGGTACCGCCGGTACCAGCAGCGTTTCGCTCGTCTTGATTCCCTTCACCACTCCCATGGTCAGCTCCTTTCCGTTATCTCGTTATTTTGTCCAGCGCCGCCCGGGCCGCAACGCGTGCGGCCACGCCCGCGAAGTTCTCGCCGGCGAGAAACCGGCGCCAGAATCGTTTGACGGGCGGAACCGCCGGGTCCGGATCCACCCGGGCCATCACCACGCCTTCCGCCTCCGTCAGCGCGGGCACGGCGCCGGCCATCTTCGTTACCGCGTCGCTCACGCGCGTTTTGATTCCCTTGACGTCCTCACTGCCCGTCTGATCGTGCGCCTCGTCGATCGCCGAGTACGCAATATGCCCCAGATACGCCAGCGCCTCGGCCGCCTTCGACCACTGCCGATTCCGCAGGCTTACGCCCACGCCGAACGCCGCCGCGATTACCGCGACAATAAGTTCCCAGTTGTCCGTCACCATCCCCAGTACGGCCATTGCCTGCTCCACGGAGCCCTCCTTCCTACGATCCTACCGCCAGCTTTTTCACCTGCTTATCGATCCCGCGCAGCAGCTTGTCCGTCATTCGATACAGCACCGTGCGCCGGTGCCGGAGATATGCCTGTTTGCCTACCGGATGCGGCGCCGCGCCCGGGTGCTTCACCGTGCCGGCAATCACCACCGGCCCGATCTTCATGCCGCCGCCCTTGAACCGCGCGCTTATGAGGTGCGCGGCGGTGCCCTCCTCGTACCACCGGCCGATAGCGGCCGGGTCTTTCTTTACCATCTTCCCGGATGCCGTCGGCACCAGTATGGTCTTGCGCTCCGGTCCCACGGTAACTCTCACGCCCTTGACGCGATTGAGCATTTTGCGCTTCTTCTTCACATGCTCCCCGACAATGCCCGGGTAATCGCGCTTCATGTCCTTGGCCACCGGCGTTATGGCGTAGCTGGCGGCGCTGCCGGTAACCCGGCGGAACACCTTTTCCGGAAGCACGGTCACGGCGTGTTTCAGCTTGCGCACCGTTGCCTGGTCGAAGTCAACGCGCACGTCGATCATCACACCTCCTCCCGGCACATCAGTTCCAGCGTGCGATCGCGTTCAAACAGGTTCGCCACGGACTCTACGTGGAAGATCCGCGTGCCGAACAGCAGTCGGTGCTGCGTGGTAACGGCGACGTCCGGATCGAACCGCAGGCGCACCTTGTGGGATATCTGCGCGTGCTGCGCGTGCGCCTCGAACCGTTCGGCGCCGCGCAGCGGTTCCACGGCCGCCCATACGTTGGCGATGGTGGTCCACAGCCGCGAGGGCTGGCCGTTGGCATCGCGGCGCACGTCGGCGCGCTGTATCTCTATCCGGTTGCGTAGCAGTCCCGCGCGCATTACAGCCCCGGTATCTCGCAGGTGCTCAACAGGTACTCCGCCGCCTTCGGTACCTGCTGCGGAGATCCCGACAGCACCACGTCCTCGCGGTTTTCGAACCAGTGCGCGATCATCAGCAGCATGGCCTGGCGGATTTCCTCCGGCACGTCGTCCGGGCTGTCGCCGTAGCCGGCGATGTACTGGATCTCGATCGGATTGAACTTCCACGCGTGCACGCTGGGCCAGGTAACGTCCTCCTCCGGCTTGATCCGCCCGGGCTCGTCCTTGGTGTCCACCTGGTAGTCCTCGGCGTCCATCGTCTGCTGCACGCTCTCCTCGTCGTAGTACTTGATGTGCGTAACGGACTGCAGCGGCGCATACGGCAGCTTGATGATGCCGAGGTTTCCCGGAAACGTATCGAGGTACAGCTTCCAGGTCTGCGTAATCAGCGCGCGGCCGAGCTCGGCTTCCGCTTTGCGCCGTGCCGCGGTGATGAGCGAGCCGATAAGAGTATCCTGTGCCTCGACGGACGCGGTGACGTGCATATGCGCCTTCGCCGTACCGACGTCGACCGGCTCCACCTCGGGCGCGGTCACCCGCTCCGTAACAATGCCCACGCGAGGCCTCCTTACATCGGCATGGCGACCACGGAAAAGGTGAACGTCCCGTCGCTGTCCGCGTCGGCCTGCGCGTAGCTCACCCGCCATTTGTCGCCCAGCAGGTTGCGCACGTTGCCGGCGGCCAGCGTGGTATCCGCGAACATGCTCTCCGCGGCACCGGCCAGCACTTTCGCCACGTGCCGCTTCGCGCCGCCGTCGCCCGCGCACTGCGTAAAGGCGACCACGTCCACCCAGTTCGTACCGTCCAGCAGCGTTTGCACGGTTACGTCCAGGGTGTCCGCGTTGTCCGTTGCCGCGGCCGTGACGTCCAGGACAAATACGATACCGTTCACCATCCCCGGCAGGGCCACCTCGTCGCCGGTATCCGTCACGGCGCCGGCGGCCGTAGTGGTTTCCGCCAGAAGCTCGACCGCGTCGGCTTTTTGTTTCGCCAGCATACGCTCTCCTTTCAAGAGGGTGGGAGGGGCACGGCGTGCGCGCGTGTCCCTCCCGGGGAAACAGGATTACGTTGCGATCGGCTCCAGGATGCCGTTCAGGTCCTCGCCGACGACGCCGTAGTAGTTCTCACACAGCGCGCAGCCCTGCGCGGTAATGCCGTTGGCCTGCGCCGCGCCGCCGCAGCACTTGTTGCCCATCACCACGCCCGTCGCCGCCGCGGCCAGGTTGATGCACGAGTCGTTGTCCGTGGCCGCGTTCGAGATCTTGTTGTCGGAGATCTCCACGTTCGTCACCACGCCCGCGCCGCCGATCGCCATCGTGCCCCAGTTGCCTATCAGCACGTTCCGGCGCACCCGGTGCCCGGTACCCGTGCCGGCGAAGTTGACGAAGTGCGTATTGGCCGCGTCGAGCGCCACCACGTGGCAGTCCTCGATGGTGATCCGGTCGGACCCGCCCGCGGCGGCGTCCTGCACCCAGATCTTCGCGTTCATGTTCGTCGCCACTTCGGAGAACCGGCACTTGCGCAACGTGAAATCGTCCGCGTTCACGTCGATCGCCGCGGCGATATCCGCGCAGTTCGCACGGAAATGGAGGTTCTCCACGGTAATGTTCGCGGTGTCCACGTCCACGTCGGCCGTGTCCACCGTATCCAGCGTGACGGTCGGCTGCAGCGATCCGCTGCCGAGCCCCAGCACCGTAATGCCCGCAACGTCCAGCGCCAGGCCCGCGGCCGCCGATACGGTCTCCGCATGCCCGGGCATCGCCACGATGATATCGCCCTTGCTCGCCGTGCATTTCGCGACGGCGTAGTCGATCGTCGCCAGCGGCGTGTCCGGGTTGTACCCGTGCGCGCTGTCGTCCGTGCCCGTCCCCGAATGCACGAACAGAATGGTCCCCGTGGTGCGAAGCTGATCCGCAATCACCAGGCTGCCGCCCAGCCACTTCGCGAACAGCGCTGTTTTGCCTCTTCGATCCGCCATCTACTACTCCTTCCCCGGATAATCCGGATAGAGCGGCGGGCCCGGCGCCGCGACGCGGCAGCCGGACCCCGCCGCCGAAATGGTTAGTCCACGATCGCCGACAGCATCAGCTCCGGCGCGCTCGGGTATTTCGGGTCCATGAGGATGTACAGCAGCCCCACCACCTTCGCCGCCGACGGGTCGGCAACGTCCGCCCGCATGCAGTCGAAGTCGTTGTCCGCGTCCAGGTCCTCGGCCTTCACCTCGAGGCCCCACAGGTTCACCTGCTCGCCCGAGGTGGCGTCCGTGTACTGCTGGTCCGCGGTCGCCTGCGTTTCCTTCGTCCACTGCTCCACGCCGGCGAACGTGCTGGCGTGCTGCTTCGTGAAGATCCGTTCCGTCTCGAGGGCGTTCAGCACCTTCGCGTCCGTGCCGGAAACGTCGGTGGCCTGGTACAGGTCCACCTGCAGGTCGCCGCCGGCGCTGCCGTCGCCGGCGTACACCAGCACCAGGCAGCGGCGATAGTTTTTGAACGAAACGTAATCGCCGGTAATACCGGCGCCGTTGATGTCGGCCGGGCCCGCGGCCTGGCCGGGGACGATCTGCATCCTCTCGAGACACCTTGCGTTTTCACCCATGTCAAACTCCTTTCGTTATGGCCTTGCTACTCAGGCCCGCTCCGCCACCTTGACGAACGGGCTTACCGTACGGCCGCTCGCGCCCTTGCGCGGCGTCAGCGCCTGCTCGTAGTACGGCTGGCCGTCCACTTCCACGATCGACCGGAAACACGTCTCGACGTAGTCGAACCGCAGGTGCACGCTCATGGCCGTGTCCACCGTGCCGCGCATGCCGAGGACGTACTTCGAGAAGTCGCCCAGGCAGATATCGCCCGCGTCGCCGAGGGCCTCGCACTTGTTTGTCTTGTGCGCCGGGCGCCCGAGGATCGTCCGGAACGGCTTGCCTTCCATCCCGCGACCGACCGTCATCAGCGGCGCGCCGCCCGTGCCGATGTCCACCTTCATAAACAGGAGCTGCGGGAAACACTCGGAGTTGTAGAAGAACTCCGCGTCCTCTTCGCTCTCCTCCGCCAGCGCGCCCTCGAGGGCCGCCACGTTCTCCGCGACGATTGTGTCCGCCACCTGGCCGGACTCTTTCGCCACCGACACGCAGCACGGCGCGTTGAACGCGCCCTGAAGCTGGTTCACGCCGGTGCCGAACATCATTTGCTCTTCCATCGTGTCGCCCAGGGCGCCGCCGTGCGAGTCCAGCAGACGCGTGCCCATGTTCGCGACCGCCTTGATCTCCTCGTACGTCGCGTACGACAGCGCGCACATTTTGTGCAGCTTCAGCTCTATCGCGCGAGTCTTCTGCGTGCTGCGCGTGATCTGCTTCCCTTCGCCGACCATGTAGACGATCACGCCGCCGTAGCGGTACGCGGTGGTGCTGCGATCGTGATCCTGCAGTCCGGTAAACCGCAGGTAGTTGCTGGTCATGCTCACGACGTCCGCCTTGCCCGCCAGCCCCAGCCGGCGGTTCATGCGCGCGATCATCTTGTTCGAGAACTCCGGCGGCGCCTGGAAGCCGCCCTCAGATCCCGTGTCGATGTTCTGGCCGTAGGCCGCATCGATAATCCGAAGCCGCTCGTCCACCGCCTCGCCCGGCGTGGCCGCGAGGATCACCGAGCTACAGAACTCGCCGTAATCCCGGAAGCCGCCCTTCGGGTCGTCAAGCACGCGCTCGCGCGAGCTGTCCATTGCGGCATGGGTTTCCTGCGTGCGCCGGTCCGCCGTCGGCCGCGCCATGCCCAGCACGCGCCCGTGACTTTTCTCCAGCGTATCGCCGGCGTCGCTGATCTGCTGCCGCAGCGCCGCCTGCCGTGCGGCCTTCTCCTCGAGCGCGTTCGCCTCGGCCTCGACCGCCTTGTATTCGTCCAGCAGTCTCGTCACCGAGGCCTGCTCCTCGTCCGTCAGGTCGCGGTCGCCCGCGCCGTCCGTTATCGCCCGCGCCTGCTCGTGCAGGTTCGCCATCTTCGCCCGAAGCTCCTTCAGCTTTTCGTTCATTGCTCTCCTCCCGGTGCGTGCACAAAAAAAACGCAGCCATTCGAAAGGACTGCGTTACGTACTCCGCGTAAATCAGTGTCTGTCGGAATCGAGATCCGCGCCGTACTCCGCGTCGCGCAACCTCAACCAGAAAATACCATGGCCTCAACAGCCGCGGGCTTCAGTACGAACTCCGCGCACTCCGTCACCCTCGCACCGATACCGACTACTCCGGACTCCGCGGAGATCTCCGGCACCGGCACTACGCGTTATCACCAGCTCATCAGATCAACCCTCGCAATTCTGAAACACAACATTCAGATCACACCTCACACCCTCAGCATACGGCCGAAACATCGCCAGTCAAGACCCGGCAACATAAAAAAACATCCAAACCGGAGAAATCAGCCAGAATCTGGATAGTCTCCCCGTCAACCGAGACGACCCGGGCGGCGACACAAGAAACCGTCAACCGCCCGGACCGATCGCTGGAGCACAGCTACGACTTCTTGGAGGCCTTTTTCTGCGAGGATTTCTTTGCGGTCTTTTTCTCGCCGCCGACGTCGCCCTTCTGCTCGCCGCCGACGTCGCCCTTGTCCTCGACGGCCGCCACGGCAGCCGGCTTCCCTGCGCGATTCCGAAGCCAGGCGCGCAACTCCGCGTTCACCCGCTCTGCCGCCGCGTCTTCGAGCTCCTCGCGCTTCGCTTGCAGGCCGTCCGCACATCGGGGACATAGGTCCTCTATGCCCTCGGTGCGCAGATCCTCACCCAGCGATGTCAGCTCCACAGCCGAAGCGACCTCCGCGCCATCAATGTCACACTTTGCAATCCGCATACATCCTCCCTTCGAACGAAAAACCAATACCCGAATACCCGCTATTATCCGTTAATGCCGGCCAGTCCCACCTCGGCCTTGATCCTGTTCGACCGGCTTCGCCCCTTCGCCAGCACGCCGTCCAGCGTGGTCAGCTGATCCACCAGGCCCATCTTCCGCGCGGCGGGTGCGTCCCACACGCGGCCGGTGGCCAGCTCGTCGAAGTCCTTCTTCGCCATCGACCGGCCCTTCATCACCGTGGCGGCGAACTCACGGAAGTAGAAGTCCACGATCTCCCGCAGCTCCGTCTGCTGATCCTCCGTGATCTCGGTGCCCATCACGCCCGTGCCTTTGTACGGCCCCGTGGCGATTACCACGGGCTTCACGCCGGCCTCCTCGAACATCTTTGCGTAATCGTACATCACCATTATCGTCCCGATCGATCCCACCAGCGCGGTACGCTCCGCGTAGATCGTGTCGGTATGGCTGGCGATGTAATACGCCGCCGATGCTCCCAGCCCGTCGATGTGCGACACCACCGGTTTGCGCGCGCGTACGCGGTCGAGCGTATCGCCGAGCTCCGACAGGCCGCTCACCGACCCGCCCGGCGAATCGATCGACAGCACGATCCGCTTCACATCCTCGTCCGCCGCGGCCAGCCGCAGAATCTGCTGCAGCGTTTTCGTGCTCGATCCGCCATACAGCCGGGTGAGGATATTGCTGCCCTTGAAGATCGGCCCGGACACCTGCACGATCGCCTGGCCGTCGACCAGGCTGATCGGAAACCAGTCCCGCTCCAGATCCGCCACCGGTCCGGACGTCGGCACCGGCTTCGTATCGTCGCTCAGCACACCGATCGATATACGTCCGCTGCGCACCGCCGCCCCTGCCCCGTGAAGCATCTTCTCGAAGCTCAGCGGATACACCCCCAGGAACAGGTCCGCGTCCAGCTCCTCGCGAAAATGCTGCGCCGCCCGAACCACCATATCGTCCTGCACCATCTTTTCCGTCGGCATGATTACCTCCCTATACCGCGACCCATACACCGCGTCTCAAGTATCCGTACCACGACTTTCCGCGGCCATCGGCGATACGAATCGAGGGGGAAACGGTGATCGTTCCATCCTCGTGTTCTTCCACCGCGTGATTCTGCAAACTTCCGGTATGCATTCCCGGCGGGCGAGCATACCACTGCCCATCACGGGGATGTATACCGTAATCCCCTTCCGCCAGCATCAGCTCTCCGGATTCATCAGCGTACACCCGTCCCATTACGCCACCGTCGAGATTTCCACTCGTCGCTCTCCGATCTCCTCGTCTGTCAGCACCGCGATCCGCAGCACTCCAACCGCACTCAGCACCGCGGTATCGGGCGGCAGATCCTTCAACAGTTCCTGCAGCGATCCCACGCGCTCCGGCCGTATCAGCTCCGTCTCGAACAGCATCCCCATCACAGCACGCCTCGAAGCGCGGCGATAATCGAGGCCATCATCCGGTCGGCAATGTATCCGGCCGAATCTTCCGCACGCTGCGCCGCCAGCGCCGGCACGCCCAGGTTGCCGTACGCGTGCCGGTATGCAGCGGCGGCCTCCGCGCATATCGCCGCGCACGTCGATACTATGGCCTCATGCACGCGCGTAACGCTCTCCTCCGAGCGCTCGCCGTCCGTTACCAGCTGCGCCAGCGCGTCGGCCGGCGTGGAGAACGCGGATACCATCTCGTCGGCGTGGCGCTCGTGAAAGTCGACCAGCCACGCGCTGAACGCCTCCGTGTCGTTGTCGTGTTTCGCGGCCGCGCGCGTAGCGGCATTGGCTTCCTTTTTCACCAGCCACGCGGCGGCCGCCTCGAATACGCACCGGTGAGCCGCGCTGTACCGTTCCCAGTCTGGCGACGGCCCAGACGTCGCCGTGCCCGTGACCCAATTGCCGGCGCCGTCTTTCAGATACGCGCACGCAACGGTATCGGATGCCGTCCCGTTCGACACGCCTCCCGGCAACGCTTTTTTCGGCGTCGTACTGCCGTCGCGATACGCCTGGTCGAGCGACGCCATATTCATCGGCACGAAATGCATGTCGCCGGCCGGGCCGACGGGGTTTTCGTCCTCGCGCGATAGGATATCGTTAATCGAATACACGCCGATCTTGAACATGGTATCGTACCACTTGCCGCGGGCCTGGGAGTCACCGCGCAGAAACTGGTTGGCGTTCAGCTTCGTGTAGTACTCCGCGCGGTCCTTCCCGATCAGTTTCATGTCCGCTTCTTCCTCCAGCCGCGACGCCCACGGGAGAATAGCGTCCTGGATGTACTCGATATTCTGCCGCTCCATGTTGTTGAACTTCTCGCCCGGTTCGCCCACCTTGTGCAGCTTCATGTTGAACCACTGGCAGACCTCCGCTTTCTGGAATTTGCGGCTTTCCAGAAACTGTGCATCGTCAGCCGAGATCTTGTACTCCTTGAGATCCATCCCCGGCTGGAGCAGCAGCGTCCGGTACGCCTTCGGCGATCCCCGGTGCATGCCGTCGATTTCCTCGCGGTACTTTTCGCGCTGCTCCCGTTTCAGCTTGTGCGACAGTTTCAGCGCCAGCCCGGGCCGGCAGTTGTTCCCGAAGAACGCCGCGCCGAAACTCTGCATCGCCAGCCCCAGCGCAAGCGGCTCGCGCGCGAGCTTCGGAATCGACCATCCCCACAGCCCATCCGGCGACGGCCCGCGCAGGTGGAACACCTTCCAGGCCGGAAGCGTCTTTTCCTGTTCCTGCCCGCGCTTCACGACATACACGAGCGCCCCCTTGCTGTCGCGCTCGAGATCGACCGTCGCATCGTCGAAGGGGTATAGCGCGCCGGGCAGCCCGGCAAGCGTATAATCGATTTCCGAGCAGCTATTGCCCTGCAGCATGGCCCATATCATCCGCTGTTCGCGGAACGTCGCGGCGCCCATTTCCTCGTTCGCCTTCTTGCTCAGAAGTCCATCGGCGCGGACCACGTCCTTTGGATCTCGCCCGGAGCTCATCCGGAATCGGTACCGGCCGGCGCGGCGAAACACGTGGAACGGCATCAGCCGGATGGTTTCCGATATAAGCCGGATACAGGCGAAGAACGTCGAATATGTCAGCGCCGTATCCTTCGTCACGCGTATGCCGGCCACCGGCATCCCGCCGATACCCATACTGTCGTACGACCGGACCCTCCACGGACCCAGCATACGCTCCGCCAGTATGCTCGCCGCGGAATCGATTGTCGCGATATTCAGCCCTATCATAAGCGCTCCTTACTGCTCGGTTCGCGCGAGCATCGTAATCCCATGGCCGACCAGCATCCCCACCGGATATACGGCCAGCACCCACGGCCAGCTCTGCGGCTCCATACCGTAGCCGTACCACATCACCAGCACAAACACCGCGAGACTCACCGCGATCCCCGCGCCGAACAGCACCACCTGCTTTGCCACCCGCACCATGACTGCCTCCTACTACATCCTACAGGATAATGGAATCGTCCTCGTCGTCGCTATCTTCAACCAGCAGCCCCTCGGCGCCGGCGATACACATCAGCGTTACTACAATCCCGTCGATCTTCAACGGGCTGTTCTTCCCCGGCTTCACCGGGCGGTAGTTCGCCGACTCGTCCTGCTTCACCGTCACGTTCGCCGCCATCCAGTTCAGCACCGGATTGTTTCCGTGTTCGATCATCCCGCCGATAACGCGTTCTTCAAAATACTTTGCCGGCGCCGCCATGCTTATGAACCCCTGTCCCATCGATGTCACCGGCACGCCATCGCTCAAAAGCTGGCTGCAAAGCTGTGCCCCCTGAAACACGCGGTCGACCAGCAACTCCTGAACGCCGTACGCATTCACCAGACCCTCTGTATCCGACTCCTCGCCGTTGAGCTGCACGCCGGTGATGTCCGTGCGGATACGATCGTAGTCCGCCACGTCGCCGTCCGTTTCCCACACCCAGCCCTCGCGGCACCACTGGGCGTAGAGATCCTTGTGCATCGGGTCCTTGCGAGCGATACCGTCGTGGGGCATCCAAAACCACGGGATAATCACGTATACGCCGTCCCGTTCCGGATGCGCAAACAGCAGCCCAAACGATGTCAGATCCGACGTGCTCCCCAGATCCAGCCCGCCGAAACACGCGTACCCACGCAGCGCATCCAGCATCCGCAACCGCCATTCCATCGGCGTCTCGTTTTTCTGCAGGCCCGAGCAAGCCTCCCACTTGTCAGCCTGAATCCACCGATCGATCTGCTCGGTAACGATGTTAAGGCGCAGCCGCTTGAACGTGTTCTCCAGTATCGGCCGATCCTGCGCCTGGCGACATTTCGCCGCGAAGGCCTTTTCGTCGAGCGTCACTCCAAAGCTCGGATTCACCTTCCGCCATACCTCCGGATCCGTCCAGCGTTTCGCCTCTTCCTTTGTCGGCTCGTAGATGATCGGCAGAAACTCCTTGTTCTTCACCGCGCCGTCACGCACCTTGCGGGCATAATCCAGCATCTCATTACACAGCGATTCGCCGGCGCTGTCCGCGGTGGTGGTATAGATCACAAGCGGCTGCCGGCGCGCATCCGTCGATTCGCCGATCAGATCCGCCAGCTCACGCTTTTTGTGCCGGTGCAGTTCATCCACAATCGCCATGTGCACATTCATTCCATCGGTCGCTCCCACCTCAGCGGCCAGCGGTATGTAACTCGATCCCATGGCGCCATACTCAATACATTTGCGCTGCCCGCCGTGGTGGCGCCCGTAGATCTTCAGCATGTTCGACAGCTCCGGATCGGCGTCCACCATCCCCATCGCATGCTGGAACACAATGCTGCTCTGGTCCCGGCTCGAGGCCGCCGAGTACAACTCCGCGCCGGGCTCGTCGTCACCCACCAGCACGTACAGCACCACGCCGGCGCCCCAGGTGGTTTTGCCGTTTTTTTTCGGGATGTACAAAAAGACGGTCCGGTACCGGCGCGTACCATCCGGACGAACCCACCCGAATATGTTCGCCGTCGCCGCCTCCTCCCAGGGAGTCAGGCGGAACGGCTCGCCGGCCTGAACGAACTTCGTTCCCTTCACGTGGTGCAGGCATTCCGGAAAAAAGTCCAGCGCCCGCTGGGCCAGCTCCTGGCTGAACACGCAGTCCTCGGCCGTCGCGATCGGATCATACATCGGGATTTGCCGCAGTATTGTAGCCCACTGCTTTGTCAGGTTCAGCGTGCGCAGCTGCGCATCCGTCGTTCGCACTCCCTGCCGTGTCGTCGCCCGCGTGCGCGTCTTTTTTGCCTGCCCGTTACTCGCCCTCGAACTCGATCCCTTCCGGGATCTCGCGGACCGCTTGCCCGCGTCCGACGTTCCTGCTTTGCCTTTCCGCGCCGCCATGCCTTTGCGTCCGCGCCTGGTTGCGGTAGTCGTTGCCGCCATCACGCACCCGTCCCCGCCGCGCCCGCACCGCCGGCAAAGAACCGAGACTTACCCTGCTTCGACTTCCCGGTTTTCCCAACGGCCTTCAGGCCGACACGGTCCGCCGGCGACAGCCCGAGCTTTGCTTCGAGCTTATTCAGCATATTCCCGAGCGCCAGACTGCGCGCGACCTCCGGTCTGTCCGTCGTACCGATCACCAGCGGAGTCCCGTCCTCGTCGACCGCCTTGCCGTAAACGTTCTGCGTCGGCCCCTTATCATTCAGCACCTTCTCCGCGTCCATCCACTGAACGAACGTTACCGTGTATCGAGTCAGCACGTCGCGGTCGATCTTCGCGAGCACGCCCATGTCCTGGAGCCCGCGCGCCAGGCGCCGGTACACGCGTTTTTGCTCGGCCGACATCCATGAGGGGCACTGCGGCTTCCCGGGTTCCGGCTGCGGCTCATCACTGCGAGCACTCGCACGCCAACTGCCCCGCATTTCGAGCACCTTTGTCGGCGTAGGTTTAGGTCCGCGCTTACCCATACTTATTCATCCGCCAATGCGGCCTTGCGCGAACACTGGAAGCACGTCAGGCTTTCATCCGTAAAGATGCTCGCCAAGCGGTACAGACATACGTGGTCAACGCGCATGCTCTCGTAGAGCTTACGCTTACCCTCCTTGAATGTCTTCCGCGACATGGAAGCATGAATCACAAAGGCGAGTTGCGGGAGGTCCTCTCCATCGTCGGGGAGAAGTTCCACGTTGAAACTCACATCACCAAGAACCTTCCGTACCTCAGAACACGCCCATGCAACACTAAGTTGCAGGCCTTCGTTGTCGATGAAAGAACGGGTCTTCTCATCGTCCACATGCTGCAGAATTTCATCAAGAAAGAACTCCGGAGAAGACGCCCAAGTCGAGTCAAGTCCGGCCGTCAGCTCACTGCTGCCTTGCAGAGAGGAAACGTCTCCATGCAGACGAACCGGACTTAGCCGCCACTTGCCAGCCGTCAGGAGGCGAAGCGTCTCCCAAAGGAGGTCAAGGATATCATCATCCTCTCCCACACCCAGCTCGACTGACGTCCCCGAAAGGGGACGCACCTGGGGCGCTATCGCTTCAGTTATGGTGTAACCGGACGTCACTCGAACTTCCTCTGCAGGTCCCCTTCTATCAGCGCGAAGAACCAATCTTCCGCCAGAAGGTGCGCTTCATTCACCCAAGTCGGGATGTCCTTTTGGGCCTTGGGGACATCTTCCCCAACGGACTCGACCATCGTCTCCCATATTAGAGCGTCAGCATCGTTCTTCTTCCCCTTGAAAAATCGGAGATGCATTGCCCCCTTGGGCACGCTGCAGGAAAAGGCGAATCTCATGTCAAGACCGATAGGAGGCTGCTCTTGGACTCGCCCATCATCAAAAAGCTTCCCGTATAATGCAATGTCGGTCTTGAGTTGTTCTTTCAAGAAGGCGAAAACAGCATTCCCATCATAGTCGAAAGGAAGCGCGTCCCGGTACACGCGTTTTTGCTCGGCCGACATCCATGAGGGGCACTGCGGCTTCCCGGGTTCCGGCTGCGGCTCATCACTGCGAGCCCTCGCACGCCAACTACCCCGCATTTCGAGTACCTTTGTCGGCGTAGGTTTAGGACCGCGCTTACCCATACTTATTCATCCCCACACCCGGGACCGCAAACCCGTGAAAAAAAAAGGATGAC